TCAGCTTTGAAATTATCGCTAGCATTATTATAGGAGCTTATTTTTTTAGTAAAGTCCTCAACCTTCTCATAAGCAACATCTACAACTGAAATCTTTTCTTTATAAGCATCGTTGTTGATATTGAGCCTCGATATCAATTTCCTCTGTCTTTCCTCAAGCTCTTCAAGCTTATTTGTTAGAAGAGTTGCCTTATCGATATCACCTTTTAGCTTTTCATAGGTTGCTGAAACCTCGTAATAAATCTCTTTGATTCGAATGTTTATCGCTTCAATTTCCTTATCTTCTCCACGTTTTTCGATTTTATTATTAAGTATTTTAACAGCATATATTAACTCATTTTCCAGAGTTTCAAACGCTTGAGCCAATTCTTGAATTGCATAAATACTATTAGTTGTTTTTGTATTATTGAACCTCCGTAACGTTCTCATGAACGAATTCAGTGTGAAACTTAACCTATCGAGCGAGTTCTTTCCATCAACAAAAATTAAATCATGTTTCCTCTCCAAAAAAGACAATAAATCATAAATTTCACTTGCAAAGCCTTTGATGCTCTCAAATAAATTTTTAGATTCAATATCATCATAAGAAATAGAATTAAAATGATTGAAAACCTCATTAACTTCTTCACGAACATCCGATAACCTTATAATTCCTCTTTCCATCTCAACCTCTTATTATAATCATACTATATTGTTTTAGAATCATAAGCTTATAACTTTCAGTTTTTATGCCATTCTTGGAAATTTGTGGGAAATTTATGGTTGAATCCGTCGACATGGCAACTAAGCTTGTGGTAATCGTGGTTAGTTTTTATCTCAAAATGATAACGAGATCTATCGATATATCCTGTCACTGAGACATATAATGTTGCCACTGTCTTCACATGCAACAAATGATATGCATCTCGCAAGTAGGACACCTCGTATTCCTTCTCATTCAAAGCAGGACTCCAGTCATAATCAACTTCTATTTCTTTCAAAAAACCAAGTTTGCGAAGCAAGAAATTGGGATGAGGAATACTCTTAGTCACTGTCAATGACTTAATGATAGCTGCAGTCGAACTCGGGTTGTAGAATGCCAGTTTTATAACAAAATTATCATCAAATTGTTTACACTCAATAAAATTAAGATTAGTTGCACTCAACCTTAAATTATTAGAGTTCAATAAATAACTTTTACGCTGCAACTTACTATTTTTAAGGTGAATTACAATCATAAATAAAGATATTGATGTATTTATAATCAATAGCACATCTTTGACATCATCCATGGACACATTATCACCTTATTTTTATAAACTTAATTTCACCACGCTCACTAAAAACGTTATTTTGAAATCGCTAATTTATAAATTATTAGTCATAGTTAACACCACTTTTCCTGCAATTTTCACCTCATCAGCGCCACAAGTGAAGTTAGTTCCTTTACTCATCACACTAATCTTACGTCCTGGCAAAAGGGTAATATCATAGACGTCGTATTTATTATCGATACTGAGCAACCAACGACCATTACTGATTTCGAAGATAGTCGTGTCAACGATCCATGCCCCTGTGTTACTTGAAATAAAAACCGGCTCGTTAAGAACGTATGGGATAAAGCTTAAATCGACCGCCCAGCTTCCAGCATCATGTAGCCCGCCTGTAATTAGGTTCTTACGTGGGACCGACATGGCTGTGCTTTCTTTTGCGCTTTTGCCTTCATGCGAACCCTTCCCCGTAGCCAGCCACAACAGAGACACGCCGGTATCAATCGCACACGTCACAACTACATCGCCGGGAAAGTAGTTTCGCCGCACCCACGTACTGACCGTGCCGGATGAAATTCCCAACAGTTCACAAAGTTGTTTTTGCCGAGTGAAACCATAGGCGTCCATGATGCGACGCAAAACTGGTTTGCCTCCGTTTGAAGTGATTTCGGTGTATAGGGCTTCACCACTAAAGGAATTCGGCAAAGCATTTATATTTGCATTTGCAAGATTTCCCGTTGTCAGCCAATGGAGATCACTACCCGTATCTAATGCGCATTTCACGAAAGCGCTTCCAGGTACGCTGTCACGCTGCACCCAGTTACTTACATTCGCAGCAGGCACACCAAGGCATTCAGCCAAAGCCTTTTGAGTCGCTACGCCATATGCACACGACAGACGCTCAACGATTTCTAATGCCGTCCCTTTGCTAAAATCCATACACCACCAAATAAATAAACATTTGTTGTTTATTAAACGTCATTTGTTGATCTAGGATGTAGCACACCACATGAAACACCGTAGAACAAAACAATTCAAAGGGGATACTGCGTTATGCATACTGAAAATGCAAACAGCCAGAACGCATTTGACTTAGTCCAATCTCAAGATTTTATTGCCAATGTCGCAGCGATTTTGATGCCAGCCATCAGCGAAGCGGTAAACGACGCCGTAAACAAAGCCGTCACGCTCGCTACATCCCCAACAATGTCCAAACAGGACTTTGCTGCAGCCAACCGCATTAGCCTGTCAGTGCTGGAGAAATGGATTGCTAACGGGGTTGTGCTGCTCGCCCCTACCCCATCTTTCACCTATACGCAGAACCGCACTAATCGTAAGACCGGCGAAGTGGTAGAGACCACCATGACGAAACATGGCAATCCGCTTATCAATGTTGCTGCATGGCGTGAAAAGAACCGCCAGCAGGCAATCAAATGTCGCTACATTAAACCCTAACTTGATTTTGCAAGTTAAGAAGGATCTGAGCATGTTTGATTTCAAGGTTTCTAACCATACCCACTACGACGATGCCTGTCGCAAATTCGCGTTAGGTCACAATATGGAAGACATTGCGAAGCAGTGCGGCATTCGTGCACAAACACTGCGTAATAAGCTGAATCCAGACCAACCACATTAGCTTACCGTCTTAGCGGTTTTAGTCCTTACCGATGTCACTGAGGATGCAACGTTAGTTGATGGCCTGCTGGCGCAAATCCATTGCCTCCCCTGTGTGCCGGTAAACGAAGTCGCTGATGAAAAATTTCTCCTGTATGTCATGAAAGCTACTGCAGAAGTGGGCCAGTTAGCAGCAGGCGCAACCTCTACAGAACCTATGACAGCCAACTCTAAACGTGGGCTGCTGCAAAATGTTAATAGCGGTATTCGCTGCTTAACGCTGGCCGCAATGGCGGTACAGGCGCGTATTCAGGCTAACCCGGCCTTGTCCTCAACTGTCGATGCTATCAGCGGCATCGGTGCATCATTTGGTATGAGTTGAGGGGTAATCATGATCTCATTGGCAGCAAGGCTTAAACGCCAAAGCCCATCTATGTCTTACGGACACGGTTGGATCATGGGAGAAAACGGTAAGCGCTGGAACCCTGCAACCCCGTCGTCTTCAGAAGTAAAAGCACAGGTATTACCTAAGAGAGGCAAATCATGGCTATCGAAGGCTATTCCATGCTGGTCGAACTGACAGCCGGTCAACGCGTTTCCGCGCTGAATCATGTTGCTCTGCTTCGGGCTCAACTGATGGGCGGTAATTGCGAAAAAGATATAACCCGTTTTATTGCTGAAATGCGCGATGTGACTGACAGCAGTTATCAGGATAACAAACGAGCATTAAGCGCTATCTTTTTCCTGGCGAATATCGGCAAAGACCGGCACTCAGCCGATTTTAATGAACTCACTAATGAAGAAAGAAACGCACTGATTCGCGCAATGAACCATCTGAAAGCCGTTGTAAGTTTGTTTCCCAAACGAATGACTCTTTTAAGCTAAATAACCCAAAGCAATTAATTGGCGTAAACCCGCCGGGATTCGCTTTGCCTGAAAAAAGGAAAATCTCATGCTGAATAAATCATCTGGCACCAGTAAACCTGCTTCATATATTGAACTCGATATGATGCTTAATGATGCACGTAAGGAAGAGCGTCTTGCTCGTGCAGAACTTATGGCCTCACGCCTCAATGTATTGGCATGGAAAATCCGTAGTGATGGAATGACACACATCGAAGCAGCCGAGCTGCTTAATCAGGAAGCGGAAAAAATCCAGGCACAGATTGAGGAGGCGCACTAATGGTTGACTCAATGGACATCGTGCAGCAGCGCACCGACGAAATGCTGGCTCGCAACATCGCCAATATCGTCAATCGCGCGCCTGGTATAAGCGCCTCATTTTGTGAAGACTGTGATGCCCCAATTCCTGAAAAGCGCCGCCGCGCGTATCTGGGTGTAACTCGCTATGTTTCCTGCCAGGAAATTGAAGAACATCGCAATAAACACCGGCAGGGTAATGCCTGATGCATGAGGAATTTGCTTTTCCGTTGAATGCTCCACGGGAAGCCATCGCCAGCCCGTACCCCACCTATGAGGAAATGCAAAGCCGCAGTCAGACGATTGCGGTTTTAGTGCGTGCGCAGGAGCTACTTGAAAAGCAACCGACGCTGATACAGCTCGACGTTAAACGCCGCGTGAGTGATCTGGAAAAGACACAGGGAACAGCCCGCGCCAATGCGTACTTAACCAAAACATTTGTTGAGCGCACATTGCCACGCGTTGAAACCGTTATCTGTTCCATAGACGGCGCAAAAATGCCACCACATTAAAACGCTTTAATGCCCTCGCAAGAAAAAGAGGCATACATCTGCCTGATTAATAAAACGGCAGTCGGACTAATCTGAGCCGCCTTATTCTTTACGATTTAAAGCCACCATGATACTGTTTATACATACAGTATATTTTGACTAGAAGGAGTTAATCATTTGATGAACATAGATAATCTAAGTGAAACGGTTGCACGCATTCAGTTCATTGCCGACGTATCATTGATCGCACACTGCAAAGAAGATGAATTAAAAATGGCACTGTCGATGATCAGCGATATGGCTGGCACAATCGATACATCTGTTTTCGAAGCCGCAATATACTGCCAGGCAGAATGATTAAGACCTCCTTCCCTACCCTTCACTAGCCACCTTTCAGGTGGCTTTTTGCTTCTGCATCAAAGTGCATATGCTTGCATGAATCCGCATGATCCAAATTGGATCGCTAAGCATGTGTGAGGCCAGTGCTGACGAGTTTAAGGGGGGACATGCACATGCATGAAAAGCGATGCATAAAGCGGGCAGGCGTGGCGGGGATAGCATTGCGCGCGGTATGTCACAAACACATTCTAAAGTAAGAGTCTTACAGCTTGACTTTACATGCCTAGCACCCTGTTGTACGTTAAGTCATCAAAAAAATTAGGATCGCTCATGAAATGAAAGGAAATTCTTTAGGTGATATAAGAGCAGAGTCGGATACCAACATGCTCGAAAAAGCTTTTTGGGAAACCGCTGATTATAAATCCATATTAGAATCGAGTGATCGCTGCATTGTTGTAGGAAGACGTGGAACAGGAAAAAGCGCCTTAGTTCATATGCTTTCAAAAAAGTGGAAAACAAAACCTAAAACAGTAGTGATTACTATTGCTCCCGAAGAAGAGCAAATAATTGGATTAAGAGACGTTTTTTCCATATTTGGAACTAATTACTCTCAAATTAAGGCCGGTATAAAGCTTTCTTGGCGTTACGCTCTTTACATGGAAGTAATTACTGAAATAGCCAATCATTATAAATTGAAAAACGACCTAGATGTATTATCAATACAATCTCATATTCAAAGCTGGGGTCCGCGCAGACAAGCGATTGCCACAAAAATTAGAAAAAAACTCAACACAGTTATAGATAAAGACAAAAGTCCCGCATCCTTGATTGCAGATCTATCTGACATTTTTGAATTTGATCTACTTGAAGAGGTTATTTTAGAGTCTCTTGATAAATCAGATTATCAAATGATTATTCTCGCTGATCGCTTAGATGAAGGTTATAGTCCTGATGATCTAGGTGTTGCAATAGTTGATGGCTTTGCGCAAACAGTTATTGACCTAAAAGCTAGAACCAAAGAAAGAATAATTTCATATGCATTTATAAGAGACAACATTTATCGTTCCATATCAAAAATGGATCCTGATTTTACCCGAAATATAGAGGGGCAAACATTAAGACTCCACTGGGATGAATACAATCTTTTTAATGTGGTTTGTAATCGACTTAGAGTTGCCTTTAATGTTCAAAAAGAAAATAACCTAAAAACATGGAATCAGTTTGCTGCAAGAGAGTTAAAAGGTATGGAGGGATTTAGAACCGCATTGAAGTTAACATTATATCGACCACGAGATATTCTAGTGCTCCTAAATGATGCTTTTTTGCGCGCGGGCTCAAATGATCGGGATACTATCATACTGGATGATATAGACTCTACTGCTAAGTCAATCTCAATAAACCGCCTAAACGACTTGCACAAAGAATATGATACAATTTTTCCAGCACTTGAAGAATTCACAAGGAAGTTCAATGGCCACGATCCTGAAATGTCATTGGGAAGTGCTTCTGCTGTCTTAAAAGAAGTTTTGGACAATGACGATTTGCCCAGAGATAAACTTCAAGATATTTTGCTTTTCGATGGTCCTAAACAAGTCATCCAAAGATTATACAGTGTCGGTTTCATAGGCTTATATAATGATCAAACTTCATCATTCGTTTTTTGTCATGATGGAAAGGACCCTGATCGAGATTTCAAGCATGAAAGTCGTATACTCATTCATCCTTGTTACTGGTTAGCACTCGGCCTTTCTCGAAGCGAAATTAAGCTAAGTGAAGCTGAAGACATTCATGATGAATATGATATTGAAGTTAGCTCAACATCAACCGAGCAGCGAAAACAAAAGATAGGAGCTCTGCTTAGCGAATTAAATGCAATCGATTCTGGTTTGGCAGGTGCTCACGACTTTGAATCATGGTGTCTCAAAACATTAAGGATACTTTTCGCCGGCGACCTGCATAATATCGAATTACATAGCAATAAGAACGGCATACAACAAAGAGATATTATAGCAACTAATTCTGGCGAACGTTCAGTATGGAAAAGAATCATTGAAGATTATCAATCAAGAATGGTTATCTTTGAAATAAAGAACTATGCTGAACTTCGCCAAACTGACTACCGCCAAGTTAACAGTTACCTTAGTAATGAGTATGGAAAAATTGCTTTTATCATTACCAGGGATCATAAAAATGAACTTGATAAGCATAAGGAACTGGCTTGGGCTCAAGAAATCTATCACACTCAAAAGAAATTAATAATAAAACTTTCCTACAAGTTTATTGAAAAGCATCTATCTAAAGCAAGGAGCCCGCAAAAACATGATGCCATCAATAATGAAATAAATAAGCTCCTTGACACATATATAAGACAGTACTTGCAAATAAAAAGCAGATAGAATTTTGCGGCTCAAAGCGAGCCGCAATTTTTAACCCACTAAAACATAATCATTAAAGGCAATCACCTCATCGCCAAGCCAACTATTAAGTTCTTTCATTCTTTCCTGCAGTGGAATTAATTCGTTGCGTACGAATACTTGCGACGCTTTCACTGCATCCCCAAACCCGCCGGAGTTATCCGGGATAATCCCCATCATCTGCGGCGGCACGCGGTGTGCGCTTAGCAGGTCGTCGCGGCTGGCTTTCTTTATGTTAAAGAAATCGTCTTTCGTCGCCACTTCACTGAGCGGCAGGATCTTAATGCCGTCCGGCTTACCGTTAGGCGCGTACATAAACAGGTTGCGGAAGTTGCCGATCCCTTTCGTGTCGCGCATCGCCTGGCGCATCCGGTCAACGTCGCTGCTGCTCTGCGCCGCGTCGGTCATATACAGGATGTAACCGGCGTGCGCGCCGTTCTGATAATACTTGCGGCGGAAAAGCGTTGCCGCCTCATTCAGCCAGGCGGAGTTAAGCGCGCTGAGGTATTCCGGCAGGCCATAAAGCTCCTGATTAATGTCCGGCTCCAGCAGGTGAAACACGCTGCCGGCCGAAAATTCGTGCGGCTCTTTCCAGTCATTCACAAACCAGTAAACGCCATCTTCAACGCCTCTGCGTGTGAATTTGGCCGGGGTGGTTTCAAGGCGCAGTGGCCTGCCAAGGCCGTTGCGGCGCAGCTCGGCAAAGGCGTTGCCGAAGACCAGATAATCCAGTGCAAACTTGCTGAACTCCTGCTGACTCATCATCGGATGAGGAATAAACGTTGAGGCCAGAATGTTGCGCTTCACGTAAATCGGCGAGCTGTGATGCACAGCCGAGCGCAGGCTCTTAGCCAGCCCGCTAAAGCTGACCGGCGGCTCAAACCAGCGCCCGTTACCGATGCACTCGGCGTAATCCAGAATGTCGCGCTTATCCATGACCGGCGTCGGGTCGCCAAAGGTAAACGCCTCGGCGTGCTGCTGCGGTGCGGTTGCCTGTACAGGCTGCGCGGTGGTGGTCTGAGCCTTGCGGCCTCTGCGTTTGCTCATCAGTAAAATTCCAGAATTGAGGGATTAGCGCCGCCGCTGGCTGCGGTAAGCGGTTCGTTTAGCAGTGCGTGCATGATTG